TTTCAATATTTTTTTGTCCATTTCAGTCCATAGAGTTTTCTGTTGTAAAAGAAAATCAAACGGCGAAATAAAGAAAGTACGTAATTTTCCATCAGTAATATCTTGTTTCAATAAAAATTCTTCCTTCGGAGGAACTTTCCAAACGGGAGTATGTTGTTGTCGACAGAGTTCAAGAAAAGTATCAGATAATTTAAAACCTTTAGGTGTAGTCTCCAAGAAATCCTTTTTCTTTTGTGCTCCTCTCATATGATGCGGTATACCTGCACCAGTATCCCAATTTATTTCTACATTTCTGGTAATCTGAGATCCATGTAGGAATGAAAGATGGGTCTTGGTATATTCCACCGCCAAATCAAGGAATACATTATTAGGTTTTTTCGGAGATGCATCACATTTCCTCACACTCTTCCAATAACGTTCGTCAGAGTAACCGGATTGTTTCACATCACACTTAGATTTCAACTCAATATATTCTTTGTTATCAACATTTTCATTAACGAATTCATTCATAAATTTCGAAGGTATAGGTTCAACTGTTTGTTCTTTATTTGGTATCTTACACGATGGAGACCAGAAGACTGGTTCCATGTGTTCAAATTTCCTATGGTGTATCGGTTTCGAACCTTTTAATACTAGAGGATCGAAAGTATGCACCCCTCCCTCTCGAGAGGGGACATTTAGTTTTCCGGCAATATCCCGAACACTGGACATGTGATCCCTAAAGGTTTAGCTATCTCCGCTGTTAAAACACGATAGTAATTAGGTCGTCCTTGTCCATGTGTTCCTAAATGAATACCAGTAACATGATTATTAAAGAAAACTGGGGCTCCCGAAACTCCCTCTTCAGTATTACAAGAATGTAAAGATTCATGTACAGAATCTTCCTTAAGTACTACAAGTGGTGTCGTTGCCGATACAGATATATAGGTAGGAGACATAGCATCAAAATGACGCACCGTGACCTGACCATTTAATTTAAATTTGGTATAATCATAAGTAGAAATAGATTTAAAACTATCTCTAATCATAGGAGGAGGTACACAAGTAGCTACATCATTTCTCATATCCATAGCCCATTCCATCTCTTTATAAGGTTGTTTTGTAAGTTTAAGACCAAACTTACCATCTTGAGACTTTTCCCACGACAAATTAACCCACCAATGTGTG